ATCTCAAGAACCAGGGTTATCGCTGCGAGAAAACCGACTTCGATACGTTGATCAAGTACCAGCAGATCGATGCGTGGGCGAAGTTTCCGGATTTTCAGACGCGCCTGCGCGACGCAATCATCAAACGCCAGGCGCTGGATCGCATCCTGATCGGCTTCAACGGCATAAAGGTGGCGGCCGACACGGACCGCGCCGCCAATCCGCTGCTGCAAGACGTGAACATCGGCTGGTTGCAGCACATCCGCAACGACGCGCCCAGCCACTGGATGAAGGAAGGCGCGACCGAGGGCAAGATCCAAGTCGGTACCGTCGCCGGCTGCGACTACGCCAACATTGACGCGCTGGTGTACGACGCGGTGATGCTTCTGGAAGAGCCGTATCGTGATGCCACAGATCTTGTCGCCATCTGCGGTCGCAAACTGCTGCACGACAAGATGTTCGCCAAGCTCAATCGCGATCAGCGTGCGACGGACGAATTGGCCAGCGACATCCTGATCAGCCGCGAAGCGATGGGGGGTTTGCCGGCCATCCGCGTGCCGGGCTTCCCCGATAACGCCGTGCTGGTGACGCCGCTCAGCAACCTCTCCATTTACTGGCAGGAAGGCGCACGCCGCCGTTTGCTGCGCGACCGGCCGGAGCGTGACCAGATCGAAAACTACGAATCCTCCAATGATGCCTACGTGGTCGAGCACTACGGCACCGTGGCGCTGTTCGAAAACATCGAGTTGAAGCACTGAGGACGACCACGATGACCAGCCCCGCCATGCGTCATCGGGAGCGTGTGTTGGCGGCCCAGGCCATGAGCCTGGCTGCCCGCACCGGTTCGCCGCAGCTCACCGGGAGCGCCTACGACCTGATGCTGGCCAAGCTCGCCGAAGACAAGCGGGTGCTGAAAAGCATCCAGTCGATCCAGCAGAAGATCGCGGTCAAACGCCAGCGCCTGCCGGAATACGCCGCGTGGATCGCGGGTGTGCTCGACGCCGATCAGCCGGTGCAGGACGATGTCTTCGCCACGCTGATGGTGTGGCACATCGACACCGGTGCGCTGGACAGCGCGCTCGACATGGCCGCGCATCTCCTGAAGCACGACCTGAAGCTGCCCGAACACTACCAGCGCGACGTCGCCACGCTGGTGGTCGAGGAAATCGCCGACCAGTGTGAGAAGCCGGGCGCCACGGTCACCGTCGACCAGCTCTTGCGCGTCGGCCAACTGACCGCGGAACGCGACATGCCCGACGAGGTCCGCGCCAAGCTCCATAAGGCTATTGGCCTGGCGCTGCGTGACACCAGTCCTGCGCAAGCCCTCGATCACCTGCAGCACGCGCTGCGCCTGAACCCGCGACTCGGCATCAAGACCGAGATCGGCAAGCTGCAAAAGCAGTTGGCCTCCGCGCCCTGAGCTCGCCCCGAGCGCCGCGGCGGCTCGGTGGGCGTCCGATGACCTCTCTCCCATTCGGATAGCCCACCGACCACCGCCGCACCTTATCGAAGAGATCCTGATGTCCGGCTTTGTTGCCACCGCCCCCACCACCGATCAATACGCCATCCGTTCGGGGGTGTGGTATCCGCCGATCGTCCTCGCCGAGGTACGCGCGGTGCTGCGTCTGGACGGCACCGTCACCGATGCACGCTTGACCGAATGCCTCGCGCTCGCGATGTCGGCCGTCGAGGACGAACTGGATGCGTGGCAACAGCAGCAGGAAGCGCTGGGCCGTGCGTCCCTCGCCGATGTGCCTAGCAAGGTGATCGGCGATACGTCACGTCTTGTGCTGCTGTATCAGCGTGCCGTGTACGCCACCGCGAAAGCGGAGCTGATCGAACGGTATCGCGACTTCGATAGCACCGATGCCGGGCAACGTCGCGCCGAAGCAATGGAACTCTCTGTCGATGATTACCGTCGGCAAGCCCGCTATGCGATTCGCGACATCCTGGGGCGTCCGCGCGCCACGGTGGAGCTGCTCTGATGATCGTGCGCGCACTGCAGGGCGAAACGCTCGATGCGCTGTGTCAGCGCGTGCTGGGGCGCACCGCCAGCGTGACCGAAGCAGTGCTCGCCGCCAATCCCGGCCTTGCCGATCTCGGTCCGGTGTTGCCCCAGGGCTATCCGGTCCACCTCCCCGACACCGCTCAAACCGCGCAGTCCGTGACGGCGCTGGTACAGCTCTGGACCTGAGAGATAGCGATGGCCGAACCCACGACCACCACCACGTTCGCCTTCGCCGCCACCGGCGTGGGCCTGGCCACCCTGGTGCCCGGCATCGATGGCAACGCCATCGTCGGGGCCTTTGCGGGTGCGGCATTGGTTGCGCTGCATGCGCGCGATGTGTCGATGACTTCGCGTGGCATCTACCTGCTCATCAGTTGGATTGTGGGTTACCTCGCGGCACCGGAAGTGGCGACACGCATCGGTGTGCAAGCCACGGGTGTGGCCGCGTTTCTGGCGGCCGCATTCGCCATTGCCGTCACCGTGCAGGTGCTGGAGCGGATCAAGACCATCGACCTCACCACCTGGCTGCGTCGGGGAGGCTCCTGATGGAACACCTCTTTGCCGTGCTGCTCTTCATCACGAATGCCATCACGTGCGCGCGTCTGCTCCTCTATCGCCGCGCCGGTGCGCGCTATCGCCCCGCAGTGAGTATCTGCGCCTGGGTGCTGATCGTCAGCACCGGGAGCACGGCACTGGGTGTGCTGCTCGGCCTCTACGCGAACACGCCGATCCATCTCGGCGATCTGGGTGTTTCCCTGATGCTCTGTGTGCTGAGCCTCACCGCGCAAGGCAATGTCGCGGCCATCCTTCGGACGAATCATGACGATTAATACCTTGCGCGCTGGGGATCACGGCGCGGACGTGACCGTGCTGCAACAGCGGTTGAACCGTGCGGACCAGTCGGTTGCTGTCGATGGCTGGTATGGCCCGACTACGGAAGCCGCGGTGCGCGCGTTCCAGCACAGCCGCCACTTGGTGGAAGATGGCATCGCCGGCCCGCGCACACAGAACGCCTTGCTCGGCACCGTCGATCCACGCGCGCTGACGCAAGCGGATATCGAGCGCGCGGCCGCAGAACTCGGTTGCGAGGGCGCGGCGATCAATGCGGTGGTGGAAGTGGAAAGCCCGCGTGCCGGTTACCTTCCCGACGGGCGAGTCGTGATCCTGTTCGAGCGGCACGTGTTTTGGCGGCAGTTGCAGGCACACGGCATCGATCCGGCCAGCGTGAATGCACCGATGTCGATTTTGAGCCAAGCACGTGGTGGCTATGTCGGCGGTGTCGCGGAATACGCACGTCTGGCGCAAGCCGCGGCCATCGCGCAGGAGCCCGCCATGGAGGCCTGCAGTTGGGGTCGCTTTCAGATCATGGGCCACCATGCCAAGGCCCTCGGATACACCAACGCCACGCAGATGGCGGCGGCCTTCGCCAACGGCGAAGCCGAACAACTGCAGGCGTTCGTGCGATTCGTGCAACTCGATGCGGATCTGTTGAAAGCGCTGCGCAGTCGCAAGTGGGCCGCGTTCGCGCGGATCTACAACGGTCCGGCGTATGCCGACAACCTCTACGACGTGAAGCTCGCCAAGGCGTATGCACGCCATGCCGCTGCACGTCCGTCCGTTTCGGAGGTGGCATGACGCTGCTGCGCCAGATGCTGTTCGGCGCTGCCCTGCTCGGCGCGCTGTGGCTCTATCACGTCGTCACGCAGCAACGTATCACGCTTGCCCAGTCGCGCGCCGATGCCGCGACAGCGGTACAGCGCGACCTGGCTGGGCAGCTCGCCGCCGCCAAGGCAAGCGAGCGCATCGTGACGCGCTACGTCGACCGCGTGCGCGTCGTGCACGAGCGCGGCGCCACGCTCACCAAGGAGATACCCGTCTATGTCACCGCCCAAGCGGATGCTGCTTGCTCTGTGCCTGTCGGCTTTGTGCGCGTGCACGACGCCGCGGCCGCGAATGACCTGCCCGGTCCCGCCGGCGCTGCTGATGCGCAGCCCAGCGGCCTTGCACTCTCTACCGTCGCCGGCATCCTCGTCGACAACTACGCCACCTGCCACGCGGCCACCGAGCAATTGAAGGCGCTGCAGGCGTGGGTGCGCGCGAACCAGGCCACGCCATGAAGAAGCCGGTCAGCTTGCGCCAGGCGTTGACGACAGCGTTGCCGGATCTCGCGCGCAACCCGGAGAGCCTGCTGGTGTTCGTCGACAAAGGCTCGGTGATCGCCACCTACGTGCCAGGGCTTTCGTTCGAATACAGCTACACGCTCAACGTGATCCTGACCGACTATGCCGGTGATCCCGATACGGTGATGGTGCCGCTCCTGATGTGGGTGCGCGACAACCAACCGGAGCTGCTCGACAACGTCGACATGCGCTCGGATGGCATCACGTTCGAAGCAGACATCGTCAGCCATGACGCGTGTGATCTCAGCCTCACGCTGAAACTGACCGAGCGCGTGATCGTGGCCGAGGGGGATGGCGGTCGCCTGGATATCGTGCATGTCGACGAACCGCTGCCCGAGCCTCGGCTGACGGCGAAGCATTGGCGCCTGTTTCTGCGTGACGCGCTGGTGGCGGAATGGGATCAGCCCGCATGAGCGATGCGGATCTGACGCTGCTGGAAGATTGGGTGGATGGATTGCTGCTGGCCATCAGCCCTACAGGGCGTCGCCGCATCGCACAGTCGGTGGCCGCAGCACTACGGCGAAGCCAACAACAACGGATCACGGATCAGCGCAACCCGGATGGTACGCCCTACGTGCCGCGCAAAGTGCACAAGCAGCGTAGCAAGGCGGGACGCATCAAGCGTGGCAAGATGTTCGTGAAGCTACGGACAGCCAAGTACCTTAAGGCTCATGGAACAAGCGAGAGCGCCGTGGTCGAAATCACAGGTCACACAGCACGCATTGCCCGCGTCCATCAATATGGAATGACTGATCAAGTGACCGCCCGTGGTCCAAGGGTACGCTATGCGGTGCGAAAAATACTCGGGCTTTCCAGTGAGGATTGCGGGCTCGTGCATGATGCTTTGGTTAAACACTTGCGCAGGTGAGCTTTGCGGTGGATGCCAAATGCCCCAAGCCGTGCAGCCTGCCGCCACCATAGTGCCCAAGGCGGCAAGGGCCGTACATATGGCGGCTACCTCCGTCCACCAAGATGTTCTCTTTGCGACCTCATTCGACGCGTCACTCAAT